TGGGCTACAAATACTCATCCATATCTTAAGCGACCTGCTTCATGGGGTTCTGGGCCTATCCAGCTAAGGTTTGTTGTTGTCGATGTCGCTAAAGGCATTGAGCAGATTATTTTGCCAAAAATGAAGCGATGGATTCCCAGGTCTTGGCTGGTGGAGGGTGACTGGTCTAAAAGTTGGGATGCTTCTAACTATATTTTGACGTTTGAGAATGGGTCGACGATTGATTTTGTGACGTGGGGTATGGACATGATGAAGCTGGGTGGTGTGCCTCGCCACGGTATTTTCTTTGATGAGGAACCCCCTCAGCATATTTTTAACGAGTCTATGATGCGTTTGATCGACTACAACGGGTTTTGGGTGATTGCGGCTACCCCTACAAAGGGTATGGGTTGGACGTTTGATTTGTTGTGGGAGCCCGCGAAGGAGGGTAAGGCTGAATGGATTGATACTTTCACTTTGTCGGCTGAGCAGAACCCTTACATTCAGGCTGAAATGGAAGACATGAATTTTTATACGATTGGTATGAATAAGGAGGAACGTGATATTCGTGAAAAAGGCAACTTTGTTGCTCGCAGTGGTTTGGTGTTTCCTACTTTTAGCCAAAATTTGGAACAACATCTTGTAGATTTTGGTCCGGGCGATGTGCCTAAGGGTTGGTCTGTGTATGCGTCTGTGGATCATGGGTTGAATAACCCTACGGCTTGGTTGTGGCACGCTGTATCGCCTAACGGGGATATTGTGACGTTTGCGGAGCATTACCAGTCAAATATGATTGTGTCGGAGCATTCACAGGTTGTGAAGCAGCGTGAGCTTAGCTGGGGGCGTAAACCCGACTCTATAGAGCGTATGGGCGACCCTGCGATGCGTCAACGCAACGGGGTGACTGGGACATCCATTATTCAGGAATATGCCCTCCACGGGCTTTACGTGAACGTTGAGGGCATACCCCATGACGTGATGGTAGGTATTGAAAAAATGCAGGCGTACATGAGGCTTCGTGATGACACCCGTTGGGGTAAAAACAGGCCTAAATGGGTTGTTTCCCGTAACTGCCCCAACTTTATTCGTGAGATGAAGAAACTGCGGTGGTCGTCATATAGTTCCGACAAAATGGCGTATGAGATGAATAAGCAGGAAGTTGTCCACAAAAAGGATGATCACGCTTTTGACTCGGCACGATACTTTGCTACGACAAGGCCCGATCTGACCCCTTACGTAGACGCTAGTGGTTCCGAAGAAGCTCCAACTACGCTAAGGTATGAGGAGTTGTTGTTGAAGATGCGAGAAGACCCTAACGTCGAGTTCGCAGAAGACAAAGCAACGAATGAGGACGGACTTACCGTCATAGGAGGATATTACTAATGACCAGTAGATACTCAGTAATAAACGCACCGGCTAAAGATCCCGGCGTATGTTACATCACACGAACTTCTGTCGGACCGTTTATCGATACCGGTATTGACATGAGCACCAAAGTAATTGACCGGGGACGGCTATACCTTGCGGTGGACGTTATCCGCGAAATGGCTCAGCTTGCCGGGCTATTCGACGAAGCAAAACCTGTTTCTGTCGAACTACAAGAAAAAGAATGGTATGACCGTGGCTATAACGAAGCTATTAAGGAGCTAAAAAACGATGTTGTCAATAATTTTGTCGAGCGTGTTCTCATTGATTCTACTAACACTGCTGGTGCTGCAGTACCTTTGGCACCAGAAGGTAGTGGACAATCTGCTGGCGCAGCAGTCCCAGGTTCTTCAGACACAGCAGCAGGAGAACCACAAGACGGTTCAAACGTTGGCGAAGTTGAACGAGAAAGCGCAAGCACTGGTGGCATCAAGCGATCCACTAGCGTTTCAACAAATTCAAGCGATGAATCAAACTTTAGATTATAGTGGTTACCAGGACTATGACCCATCCGACGAGGCTGAGGCGGAAAGAATTGCTAGTCGAAACCCGAATTTAGCAGCAGGAGAAGATTTAGATGCCCGAGACGCCAGACAGTTATTCGCAGAACTCACCGGGGTTGACCCAGAGTTCTACAGTAATTAAATTACCCGAAGACGGGCTGAACCTTGATAAGTACCGTGAAAGCGAAGAAGCCCGCAAGCTAGTTGCTTGGGTACAGTCTGAATGGACTAAAGCTAAAACTGCTCGTTCTCAAAAACAGCTGCAATGGTTTCACAACATGTCAATGTTTTATGGGCATCACTGGGTTGAGCAGACACGCGGTAACTTTCCTGACGGTTACAAAGACAAGTTGTTTACGCCTCGGAAGCCTTACTACCACGAACGTAAAACTATTAACCGTATTAGGTCTTATGTTCGTTGGGAAATGTCAAAAATGTTGTCGTCTTTTCCAACGGCGCAAGCTATCCCCGCATCGTCTGAAGATGACGATCAGCGTGCTGCGTTTGCCGCTGAACAAGCTTGGACATCAATTAGTGAGTCTAAAAAGTTGCGTCAGCACATGTCCCGCGCAACGTGGTGGACCATTGTTACCGGCAACGGATTCCTAAAAACACATTGGGACCCTTACTGTAAAGACAAAGTTTCTGGTGAAATGGGCGACATCAAATATGGGCACGTCACCCCCTTTCACCTTTTTGTTCCCGACATCCGCGAACAAGACATTGAAGACCAGCCGTTTGTCATTAACGCTTACACGAAGACTGTCGAATGGGCACAGTACTACTTCGCTAAAGAGTTGGGTGATATTAAATTGTCTCCCAGCGTTTCCAGCGCTAACCAAATTCTTGACGAAGCATACTTAAACCTGGGACACAGCAAAGCACCCGACAGTGTAATTGTGTACGAAACGTGGATTAAGCCCGGAGCACACAAGCTCATGCCCGAAGGAGGCGTCGTCGTTACTGTCGATGACATCCTCATCAGCGTGTACAAAGACGGTTTTCCTTACGGGCACAACATGTATCCGTTTACAAAGTTTGAGCACATCCCCACAGCCACGTTCTACGCAGATAGCCCCATTGTCGACTTGTCACAGTTGCAGAAAGAATACAACGGGTTGCGATCCGAAATTTCTGAAGCCGGACGTCGCATGGCTAAGCCTCAGCTGATCGCACCAATGGGTTCTATTGTTCCATCTAAGTTGACGAATGAGCCTGGTTTGGTGATTCAGTACAAGCCTGGCATGCCACCGCCTCAGCCGTTGCCTTTGTCGCCGCTGCCTCAATATTATTTGGAGCAGCAGGATCGTATTTTGAATGACTGGATTGATATTTCTGGTGAAAGGGAAGTGTCGCGTGGTGACACACCTCCGGGTGTTACTTCCGGTACCGCTATTTCTTATTTGCAGGAAGCGTCTAACCAGTATCTGACACCACAGTTCCAGAGTATTGAGGCTGGTGTGGAAAAGATTGCTATACAAACTATTGAGTTGTTTGTGCAGTATGTTGACATTCCTCGGAAGATTCGCACGATTGGTGCTGATGGTGCTTTCGACACAATGTTGTTGCAGGGTGCCGATATTGCTTCGGGTACGGATATTCGTATTGAGCCTGGTTCTAGCTTTGCAAAGTCTAAAGCCGCTCAAGAAGCTCGTGTGATGGATATGTTTGCTGTCGGCATCATTGACCAGCCAGCGGCTGCTCGCATGTTGGAAATTGGCGGGGTACAGAAAATTATGGACACTCTCAATGTGGCTGAACGTAAAGCGCAACGAGAAAACATTAAAATGAAAATGCTTACAGAAGATGTTTTGGAAATGGCTCGCCAGCAGGCTATGGAAGAATTGATGACTCAGATTCCGCCGGAGGCTATGGCTGATCCTACGATCATGCAAGAGTTGCAGAACATGCCGACACCGCTGATCGTCCCTGTCGATGATTTTGATGTCCACGAAGTCCATATTGAAACGCATAACAAGTTCCGTATGTCTCAAGAGTACGAAATTTTGCCTGACGAACTTAAGCAACAGTTTGCAGACCACGTGGCTATGCACGAACAGATTGTGCAGCAGAAGCAGTTGCAACAGTTCTTGCAAACAATTCCTGGTGATGGGACGGAAGAGGGTGGGCCACCTCTTGGCGGGGATAACATGGAAGTGCCTATTGGTGGTCCTCAGATGGGTGCAGGTGCTATGATGGCACCTAATGGGGCTGTACCCGATATGGCCCCTGAACAACCGCAAGGAGTATAATTATGGCAGATTTTGATGTTATTGCCAGCACGGTACCTCAAATGGAGTACCGTCCTACAAGAAACTATGGTCGTAAGACGATAGCTCAACTTAAGACTGAGCTACAGGCTATCGACGCAACCACGTACACAAACGCTGAAGTCCTTAAAATGACTTACAACGATTTGACGTATGCAATTC